ACCGAAGTTGCCAGTGGAACATCTTGGCTTGGCACCAATGCAGAAGCCACTTTGCTTTATGCCTGCCTGTTGGAGGTCTACATCTTCCAGAAGGGTGATGGTGACATGATGGCCAAGTATGAAGAGCGTTATGAATCAGCCTTAGCCAAGCTGAAGTTGCTGGGTGAGGGTTTTAACAAGACTGACGCATATCGGAGTGGATGATGTCATTTTCTGGTAACGCGACATGTACATCTTTCAAGGCTGATCTGCTTGCGAGGTTTGCCACGGACACCTTCAAGATTGCGCTATACACCAGTGCAGCGTCATTGGACGCAAACACTACGGTGTATTCTGCTACCAATGAGGTAAGTGGTGCCGGTTATACCGCAGGTGGTGGTACGTTGGTTGCCGTTGCTGCTGTCACGTCAGGAACAACGGCGCTGTGTGATTTCGATGATTACACTTTTTCTGGTTTAACCGCAACCTCACGTGGTGCGCTGATATACAACACATCTGACAGTAACAAAGCGGTTTGTGTGCTTGATTTTGGCAGAGATATTGTCAGGGTTGCACAAGACCTTGTTATCACCTTCCCAACACCAGATGCGCTTAACGCAATCATAAAGATCAGATAGAGGAAATATAATGCCCAGTTCATATACAGCAGGCTTAGGACTTGAAAAGATTGCCACGGGTGAACAAACCAATACGTGGGGTACATCAGAACGTGCCAGTCTGGATCAGATTGAGCAGGCTATAAATGGTTATGCTGCGGTGGCTATTGCTGCTGCTGGGTCTACTGGATCACCAAACGAGATTGCCATCAGCGACCCCACATCATCCGCAACCAGAAGGGCTGCTGAGGATGGAAGGAATGCGCTGATTGAGTTGACCGGCACACCGGGTGCTACAACCTATGTACGCTTTACCGAAGACACCTACCCCAGATTGGTGTTTATCCAGAACAGTCTGGATGCTGCGGTTGAGCTTTTCCAAGGAACCTACAACGCAAGCCGGTTTGCTGCACTGCCCGTGGGTGACATTGGGTTGTTTTATTTTGATGGTGGTGGCACCTCTGCAGCCACTGTTACACGGGTTGAACTCTCAGCGGGTCAGCTCAGCTCAATCACATTAATCAACACCGGCACCCTTAACTGGAGGAATGCCGCTGATAACAACACCATTACCCAGACGGTTGATGCCAGTGATGACTGGTCAATCACCTTTGCTGGCACCACAGCCCTGAGGCACGACAGTTCTGTACCTGAGTGGTTGATGGAGACTCCTCTGAAGATCAAGGAGGTGGCTGCAGCGGGTACACCTACCGCAACGTATGGTCAGCTTTGGGTCAAGGACACCACCCCCAATGAGATATGGTTCACCGATGATGCGGGTACGGATTTTAATATAACGCTTGGAGGAACGGGTCTTCAGGATGTGGTTGATGATCTCACTCCAACACTAGGTGGTCCGTTGGCTGGTGCTGGGTTGGATATCACAGGTATTGGTGTTTTAACCCTTACCGAGCAGGCTGCTGCTGAGGCTTATGTTGGTGGACAGGGCCAGATTTGGGTTAAAAATACCACACCCAATCAGTTGTGGTTCACTGATGATGCGGGTAATGACGCTCAGGTTAACACTGCTACAGGTGTTATTTTGGCAGACGGAACGGTCCCGTTAACAGCAACATGGGATGTTGGAGCGCAAAACATAACAGGCATTTCAGAACTAACTGCAGCATCAATATTTGGTGACGATGACGCTGGGTTTTTTGAAATATACAGCGACACTTCGGCTGGAGTCGCTTTTAATATGTATGGAGGTAACCACGCAACCTTAGCGGGTGATCTGAATATTTTGAGTCTATCAAGCAGTAAGTTGTACTTTGATAGCTCTGCGGCAACGTGGGACTTTAAGACAAACCAGCTACTTATGGACAGTACTCTGTCCATAAAAGAACGAGCTGCGTCACTGGCTGACGTTGCGGAATATGGTCAGCTTTGGGTTAAAAATACCACACCCAATGAACTCTGGTTTACCGATGACGCTGGAACCGATATTCAGGTGGGTACTGCCGTGGGTGGTGCGTTCATGGCAGATGGAGATACACAGATCACACCCACCACCGCGATTACGTTAGATGCGGCGAGTGGAGCAGAAATAGGTCTTGACTTGTCAACAGTAATAAACCAGTCAGGCACCGCTGGTTACGATATTGATTACGCTGATGCCACCCACACCGCAACCGGCTCAGGCAATAAATACCTGTTACGCAGGGCGGTGGGTGGTTCTGACGTTTTCAGTGTTAATAGCGCGGGTTTGGTGGATATTGTTAACGTGTTAATGGCAGGTGGCATCATAGGTCCAGCGACCGGTCAAGGATCAACCTATTTGTGTGCTGGCAGCACGTTATCTCTGGGAGCAAAGATTCAGTGTTACGGTGAATCACACCCCTCTCGCGCCAACGACATTTACCTGACTGAAAACACCAACTCTCAACTTTTCTACAAGAACGCTGATGCCACTTGGAGTTTTGTAAATAACCAAGTGATCATGAACAGCACCCTGTCGATGGGTGAAAGAGCTGCGTCACTGGCTGATGTTGATGGACAGGGCCAGTTCTGGGTAAAGACCGCAACACCCAATGAACCGTGGTTCACCGATGATGCCGGTACGGACTATCCGCTGTTAAAGCCCACAGAAGCGCTCATGTACGCTATTGGAGATGAAAGTACCGCCATCACCACAACAGGTACAAAACTTACAGTAAGAATGCCCTATGCCTTCACTGTGACAGATGTTCGGGCATCATTAACAACCACCAGTTCAAGCGGCATTCCTACCTTTGATATTAATGAGGGTGGAACCACCATTCTGAGTACCAAGCTGACCGTTGATGCGGGTGAAAAGACCAGCACTACCGCAGCAGTTCCGGCAGTAGTTTCAGATGCGGCTTTGGCTGATGATGCCGAGATCACCTTTGATGTAGATGTCACTGGCACCGATGCAACCGGGGCCAAGATAACCCTTATTGGCTATAGAACATAAGCATGGGGGTTTTGGTTAATCCTTTCTGGGCTAGTGCTGCGCCTTTCGTTCCTACGGACATTGCAAACTGTATATTATGGCTGGATGCGTCTAACAGGGGCGTTACGACTAACACATGGGATGATCTGTCAGGTACGGGGAATCATTTCACCTCATCCAGTGCTGCAAAATTTCCCACGTTTTCCGGCGGGGCTGCAACATTCGATGGAACGGATGATGAGGTAGGAGGACCGGTAGGCATGATCTCCAGTGCTGCCGGGGAAATATTCCTGCGTATGAAACGATATGCCGATAATGGTGACACCGGGAACAATACCGGATGGATGGCATGGGGTACGGATTCCAATCAGGACCATTTCACCTACGGCAGCACCATATACACCCATTTTGGGAGTACAGCTAGAAAGACGGTTGGCAATCCTTCATGGGACACCAGCACGTTTTCCACAATCAATATCTGGTCAGCGGCATCTGACTGGGCATTCAACAGAAACGGCACACTGGAGTATTCCACAGCGTCCAATACTGTTAGCTGGCTTTTATCACCAAGCACGTTCCATATTGGCTGGTCGTTTTCTACTTACTATTTTCAGGGTGACATAAAATCTGTAGTTTTGTTCAACAGAAAACTGAGCGCATCTGAACGAACTGATATGGAAACATACATGTCGACAATATGACGTACCGATATTCGTAATCTACAGGAGAACAATATGTCACTTGGTTTAGTTAACATTCTGGTTGGACCTATCGCGGCTACAGGACATAAGCATGGGCGTTTTGGTTAATCCTTTCTGGGCGAGCGGATATTCTGGCACTTTACTGGATGGCCTTATATCGTGGTGGGACATGGACGAGGCTAGCGGTACGCGGGTAGACTCCCACAACGGATATAACCTCGCAGGTGGCAGTGAACCCGGAAGCACGACAGGGCATGTCAGCGCACTTGCAGCAGACTTTGATGGCACCAATGAAAACCTGACTCGTTCAGCCGATTCACTTGCCACCAATGAGGGAACTATTGCTGTATGGGTAAAACAGGATGTTGATGAAAGTGCCGTGTGGATATTGCATGTGGGTGCGGCTATTGCCGGTGAGGTGGAGATTTATACCTCCAACGCTTCAGGACAATTGAGGGCTTTCTTACGTGTCGAAAACGATGTAAGCCCCTGTCTGACTGTAACAGGACTTAAAGCCTACAACGTATGGAACTGCATCATAGGCACATGGACAAGTACGGTAGGCACGGTCTACATGAATGATGGCACCGGGACATCGTCTAGTGCCGACCCCACTTACGGTGGTATTGACACAGGCAGTACATTTACCGTGGGCGAGCGTTTTACCAGCGGCCAAAACTTTGATGGTCAGATAGGGCCAATGGCACTATGGAACAGAGTATTAACCAGCGATGAGAGAGCAGAATTTTACAATAGTGGTGCTGGTTTCCCTTATCCGGGGCCATAACTGATATGAAATTAACAAAAATCACATTCCAGCCCGGTATTCACCGAGAGGGAACTCAGCACACCACTGGCCCAAGTTATTATGACTGTGACAAGGTACGGTTCAGGGATAGTTTTCCTGAGCAGTTGGGTGGTTGGGAGAAATACACCACCACCGTTTTGTTCCCAGTTGATGCGGTGGATGTTGGTGGTGTAAACCCTGAAAACGATGGTGAGGTTACCGAGTCTTTCAGGGGTGTGTGTCGATCAATCCATGACTGGGGCACAGCAACCGGTAACAAATGGACAGGGCTTGGCACCAATCTGAAGTTTTATGTTGAAAACGGAAACTATGTAACCGACATAACACCCATCAGACTAACCACAGCCGCAGGGGATGTAACCTTCGCTGCAACCACCTCATCGTCAACGCTGACGGTAACTGAAGTGGCTCATTTGGCCGTTGCTGGGGATTATGTCCAGTATTCAGGAGCGGCCTCACTGGGCGGTTTGGTAACGGCAGATGTGTTAAACCATGAATACGTGATCGCAACCATTGTTGATGATGACAATTACACCATCATAGCGGTGTATTCCGATCAGACGGTAGTGACAGCAAACGCATCTGATACGGGTAATGGTGGTGCTTCGGTTGTGGGAAAGTACCAGATCAATACAGGCACCAATACCTACACACCCTCCATAGGGTACGGTACGGGTCCGTATGGTGCTGGGCCTTATGGAACGAGTGCGCCGGTAGCGTTTTCAGACCAGTTGCGACTCTATAGTCAGGCTGATTTCGGAGATGACCTGATTTTCTGCCCCCGAGGCGGCGGCATCTATTTCTGGGACGAAAGCGCCTACGTTATGGATTCAGGGGTAAGAGCGGTTTCTTTAGATGTTGTTGCTGGTAACAAGAGCGCACCAACCGCCGCTTACCAAGTGATGGTATCGCCGGTTGACCGGCATGTTATCTGCTTCGGCGTTAATCCCCTTTTGGAAACTGATATTGATCCATTATTGGTGCGGTGGGCAGATCAGGAGTCAGTAGCAGACTGGGCACCAACTGCCATTAACTCAGCGGGTGGTCAAGTTCTTTCATCAGGCACAACCATTGTGGGTGCCCTGAGAACCAGACAGGAAATTTTGATATTCACAGACACCTCGATCCATTCTATGCGGTTTGTTGGTAGTCCTTATGTGTATCAGTTTTCAGTGGTTGCAGAGAACAACTCCATGCTGTCACCCAATGCTGCCATCAGCGCTGGTGATGCGGTGTTCTTTATGGATGCCGATGGTTTCTATGTTTATCAGGGCGCAGTCAGGCCATTACCCTGTTCGGTTTTAAATTACGTGTTTTCAAGTATCGACAAGACCCAGCTTTACAAGGTTTTTGCTGCACATAATCCTGATAACTCAGAGGTTACATGGCATTACCCTGCTGGGGAGAATGGTGCTGAAGTAAACAGGTATGTGACCTACAATTATTCCGAGAATGTATGGTCTATTGGAACCTTCGACCGAGGATACTGGACCCATGCCCCTACAAGAACCAATCCGTTTGCTTCAAGCAATGACGTGCCTAATGTTCTGACCAACTATCTGTACATTCAGGAGTACGGTTATAACGCAGAAGGGTCAGCCATAGAGGGATACATTGAGTCTGGAGACCTGATGCTTGAAGATGGAAACCAGTATATGTTCCTGACCAGATACATCCCTGATTTTCGTGTTCGTGGTACAGCAGCAAATGCCATGTTTACGGTGGATATAAAGGGCAGGGATTTTTCACAAGACCCGTTAACTGTTTTGGCTACAAACACGGTTCTGGCTGCAACTAAACAGGTTCATGTGAGGTGCAGAGCAAGGGAGATTGTTTTCCGGGTAGAAAGCAGTGGCACATCATGTGGGTGGACCTTGGGCCACTTTCGTTTTGATCTAAGATCATCTGGGAGGAAATCATGAGAACCAGTGAAATTATAACCCTTCCCTTGGCAGAGCATATTTTCAGCCAAGAAAACGAACAAAGAACCCGCAGGACAGTGGAGCTTGCTTTCGCTGACCTTCGTGCTGATGTGGTTGTTCACAGGGACCAGAAAGACGGACCTGCGACATTGGCACTCAGACGGCATCAATTCCTGTTGATGGGAGCATGAAGTGGCTGATGTAATCAAGGTTCTTGCCCAGCTTGCAGCGGCAGCAACCACCCCAGAAGATTTCTATACTGCACCTGACTTGTCACAGGTAACCTGTAGTTCATTGGTGGTGTGTAACAGAACCACCGGAGCGCTCACCTTTCGGGTAAGTGTGGCCAAGGCGGGTGTGGTGGCGGCAGATGCTCAGTACCTTTTTTATGATGTCTCTTTGGCGGCAAATTCAACCATGACGGCCACTATAGGGATTACCTTGGCGCAAGATGATGTAATCAGAACCTATGCCAGTGCTACCGGATTAAGTTTTAACCTGTTCGGGGTGGAAACGACATGAGTATTGATGTTTACCCACCGGTATCTGCGGCTGATCCTTGGATAGAGCAGGCCAAACGGGTTATCTTTGGGGATTTTGGGGATAGTGTTACCTTGGAATCAAAGAAAA